TTGCCGCATGGATTGCTCGTCACATGTCTGATCTTGATGCACCTGCTGCCAATCCAAGCAATGAGAACTATCCAAGTGCAGGAGTTGTAGCACATTTCCTATGGGGAAGTGGCGCGTCAAAGCAACAAGCAATGAGGACTCAGAACTATGCTGAACGGGTAGTTGAACGAATTCGCGCACAAGAAGAAGATCGAAACACTTTGCAGAACGATAAGTGGAAGTCAATCGCGCTAAACTTAAACAAAGACGAAAGGCAAGAAATGACCACACAAGTAGAACGCCGCGTTAATACCGTTGAGTTCGATGTTCGAAATGGTGAAGCATCAAGCGACGGCATGAGTTTCACAGGATACGCAGCAGTATTCAATTCACCTTCAGAGCCACTGCCTTTCACTGAAGTAATCAAAGAAGGTGCGTTCAAGCGTTCGCTGAAGTCACGCAACGAAGTCAAGTTGTTTATGAACCACAACACAGATGTTGTTCTTGGTTCTACACGCGCTGGAACTTTGCGTTTGACTGAAGATTCGCGTGGACTTCTTGCTCAGGCTGATCTTCCAGATACATCTGCAGGTCGTGACCTTTCTGTTCTTATGAAGCGCGGCGACGTTTCTTCTATGTCATTTGGTTTCAGCGTTCCACCTAAAGGTGACGCTTGGAGCAAAGACGGAGCAACCCGTGAACTTCATCAAATCCGTTTGCACGAAGTTTCAATTGTTACTGGGTTTCCTGCCTATGCAGCAACAACTGCATCAGTGCGTTCCTTAGACATTCTTGCGACCAGAACTGCTGTCGATGTTGATGCGTTGTCAGATGCAATCACACGACTAGAAGCAGGCGAAACTCTAGAACCAGAACATGCTGATCTAATCAGTGAAGTAGTTTCCAAGTTACGCGCTGAAGAACCAGCAAATCTTGCACTTCTAGAATTGAAGCGTAAGCAACTCGATCTAATGGCAAAGGTATTCTAATGAATCATGAAGAAGTTAAAAAGGCATATTTGTCCGCTGTTGGTAATCCTGAGTCTGGCGTTTTTGTTGATTTCGCCGATGCTGTATCTGCAGCCATAGTCAAGGCTTGCTGTCCAGAAGAAGAAAAAGCAGTCGAACCAGTTAAAGAAATTCGAGTTGTGAAGGTCGAAGAAACTCGCTAACATTTTTACAAAGAACAGGCTCAGATGTGGGGAAGCATCTGGGTCTGTTTTTCTTTGTGCCATAATTAAGATGTGCAATTGAGTGGAGCCACCGTTGTGCTTACTGTCGTGGAGCCACGCAGATTTTCAATACCTCATCCAATCTAAGACTTTAGGAGTCCACATGTCTGACTACATTCGTCAGCAAGCGGAAGCACGCGCAAAGGCTTGGGAAGAAGCAAAGGCTCTTCTCGACACTGCAGCAGCAGAAAAGCGCGATCTTTCAGCAGAAGAAAACCAAACATACGATCGCATCATGACTGATCTTGATCAGCGTGCTGCAACAATCGACACCATCAAAGCACAAGCAGAGCGTGAAGAACGTGCCGCTCAAGCAATGGCTGGTTTCGAAGCACAGGCTCGCCCAGAAGTTGCTGCTCCAGCAGTAAACGAAAACGACCTAATCCGTTCACTTGCACGCGGCGAAATCCGTTCACATGAGTTCGAGAAGCGCGACGTGACCAAGGGTTCAACTGGCGCACCAGTTCCAACATCCTTCTACGATCAGGTAATCATGCTTGCTCGTCACGTTGGCCCAATGTTGGAAACATCAACAATCCTGAATACTGCTAGTGGTGAAAATCTTCAGATTCCTTCACTATCTGCTTACTCCACAGGAACTGTTTCGTCTGAAGCCGCTGCAATTGGTGAAAGCGATCCAACATTCAACGCCTTCAAAACTCTTGGTGCTTTCAAGTACAGTTTCTTAGTTCAGGTATCCCGAGAAATGGTGACCGATTCTGGTGTAGATTTGCTCGGATTTTTGTCCGCCCAGACAGGCAATGCACTTGGATATGCAGTTAACAACGCACTAACTGTTGGAACTGGTACAACCCAGCCAACTGGCATTGTTACCGCTGCAGGTTCAGGCATCACTGGTGGAACTGGCGTTTCAGGTGCATTCACCGCTGACAACCTAATTGATTTGGTTTACAGCGTTGACACTGCAGGTCGCACACTTGCAGGTTCGGGCTGGCAGATGCCTGCAAAGGCAATTTCTGCTGTTCGTAAATTGAAGGATTCTGCAGGTCAGTACCTGTTCAGTCCATCACTTTCAGCAGATGCCCGTGACCTTCTTCTTGGTTACCCAATCTACGAAAACCCAGCAATGGCCGATCCAGCAACAAGCGCGAAGTCAGTAATCTTTGGACATCTTCCAAGTTACTTCGCTCGCACCGTTGGTGGATTGCGTTTAGATCGTTCGGATGACTATGCATTCCAGAACGACCTAATCACCTTCCGCGCCACAATGCGCGTGGATGGCAACCTAATCCAGACATCACATGTGAAGTATTTCGCAGGTGCTGCTTCCTAATTAGGAAACCCCAAAACGTAAAACCCCGCAGGAGCGCAGGCCTGCGGGGTTTTACTTTGTCTTTTTTGCGTGTCTGTTGGGTTTTTGAATGTATTTCAGGTACAGTCAAACGACTGCGACAAGGAGCAACATGACAAAACAATCTGGAATGCGAATCGGCTGGGTGTCCAATAGTCCTTGGGCTGGAACTGGATACGGTACTCAAACAAACGCTGTGACACAAAGACTAAAGGCAGATGGTCATGATGTTGCGATCTTTAATAACTACGGTCTTGAAGGTTGCAACAACGAATGGAACGGAATACCGATCTATCAACGTGGAGCAGAAATGTATTCCAACGATGTTGTTCCTGCACACATGCACCACTGGTCATCACAGAATGAAAAGCAACCACACTTCTTGATCACTCTCTACGATGTGTGGGTATTCAAAGGCCCACGATGGGCTGACTGGAATGTTGCTTCATGGGTTCCAATCGATCACATTCCAACTCCACCTTCTGTTGCTGCTTGGTGTCGTCAAGATTTTGTAACACCAATTGCAATGAGTCAGTACGGACAAGCGATGTTGGAAAACATTGGCATTGAATCTTTGTACGTTCCACACGGAATTGAATCTGTGTTCAAGCCTATGAAGCGTCACAAGGGAATGACTGGTCGTGACTTCATCGACATTGGTGAAGATAAGTTTGTTGTCGGAATGAACGCAGCAAACAAAGGCGTGTCACCTAACCGCAAAGCATTTGGCGAAAACATTCTGGCATTCTCGATGTTCGCACAAAAGCATGATGACGCAGTTCTATATCTTCACACTGATCAACTTGGTGCTTTGGGTGGAATCAAACTCATGGAACTTCTAAGTGCAGTTGGACTCAAGGAACATCAGTTCAAGTTTGTTGATCCTTACGTCTATCGCACTGGCATTGATCAGCAGACTCTTGCCACGATTTACACAGCGATGGATGTCTTGCTTGCAACTTCTTATGGTGAAGGCTTTGGCATTCCAACCATCGAAGCGCAAGCCTGTGGAACTCCAGTCATCGTTTCTGAGTTTGCAGCATCAACTGAACTTGTTGGCGACGGATGGCTTGTTGATGGGCAACCGCTTTGGGATGCTCCACAAAGTTCTTGGTTCCACATGCCATCAGTGCCTCGCATTGTTGAAGCACTTGAAGCAGCCTATGAACGTGGTCGTGGTCGCTCTGAGAAGGCTCAAGATTTTGCAAAGCCTTATCAGGCAGATGCCGTGTTCGAAACGCACTGGAAACCGACAATGAAGGTTCTAGAAGCCAAGGCTTTAGAACGGGCCTAGACGATGAAAATAGGCTGGTACACGCATCACATCGAGAATCAGGTAAAAGTGGCTGAGAATGGCTCTGTGGGTCACGAAGGGCTATTCACGGGGCAGTTCGCTGGCGGGGCAGAAATGTCAGACTACGAATACCGACTTCAAGCACCTTTAGGTTTTGATATACAGATTGTCACTCCTGACACATTCGATACACAT